TTACTTTCTCGGATATCATAAAAAATCAAAGTCAGAATTAATCCAATGCTCATGGCCCGCGGCAACAGCACCTAACCCCCGCAGGACCGCTGAAGGCGGGTTGCGGAATAAACACTTAGATAAAAATAAATAAAAAAATTTTATTGAATATTGTTTAATTGTGTTGAGTTAATTTTAGAAAGAAATTCACTATAGTTAGAATAAATATGTTTAACATCACATTCAGGCATAAAAATCCATGACGTCACTCGTCGAACAAAGGCAGGAAAATATACGTTTTCATACCATGTACATGGGTCTGCGTTGGACGTAAAAATGATTTTTTTACCAGCAAATTGAACTTGTCCTCCTTTCGTTTCCACTAAAAGTGGGTAACGATCACAAAGTCTTAGTAGAACATCCCAAGAAAGCCATCCATAAAATTCATCAATTATAATTGTAGGTTGGTTAGTGTAGTTATCCCACCATTTTCCTCGTTGTTTCCAGTAGCATCCAGGGTTTTCTTCGCAAGCTAATCGTGATTTCCCAGTTCCAGTAGGTCCGTATATAACAATAATATCCATTTCCCAACATCTTTCATCAACAGTAATAAGTCGGTATTGGTTAAGTGCTCGGTAAGATCTAGCCCATACGTCTATATCGAAAGCTGCTAGTTCTCGGTCGGTTGCTCCATTATCGATCATCTTGGCCATCTCAGCCAGTTTAGACACACGAGACACGTTAAGAGTCTCAAGGAATTCCAATAAAGTAAGATTTTCATCAATACCAAACCACTGAAGACCAAGTACATCCATATCACCAATACGAGATTCAGAGAAATTAGGTACGTCAGGAATTGAATCGTCCAAGTAATCTTTGACGCAGTATTTAACGGCTTCATATTGGGTGCCTTTACGAATTTCAAAGTGGCCCGAAGGTTGCCAATTACGAAGAAAAGAGAGTGCCACAGCATGGTTAAATTCGATATATCCTTGTAGGTGAGGAGTAGCTGTAGTAGCTGCGAATTCTTGGTTGCATATCATTAGTTTACAATGGCCTGGTATAGGTAAGGCAGCCGTGTAGTTGTTAATTGTGAAGCACCAATTGCGTGATTTGGACATTTTGTAGAATGACCAACCAAACTCGGCGAGCCGAGGCCTATGGGATGTGGTCCAGTATTACCCACATCCTATGTGCCGAGCCATAAGACCATGGGCGTAAAGCTCGGCACATCCTCTGAGCCATAAGCCCGTGGGCGTTGGTTCAAGAATGCTCTCATTAATCAATTATCATGGTCAAGCGTACTTATCGACGATCACGTCGTAATCCCGTATATCGCAGAAAAAAGGTGTATAGAGCCTTTAGAGTTCGTAAGCGATTCAAGGGTACAAGAATGAAATTATATAGAAGACCTAAGTTAGCGTTAGGATCGTTTCCAAATACAAAAACTGTTAATTTACGTTATGTTCAAGACTTTAGTCTTAATCCCGGTGATGGGTCAACTAGTGTTCAAGTGTTTCGTGCTAATTCTGTTTTTGATCCTGACTTTTCAGGAACTGGACATCAACCGATGTTTAGAGATAATTATGCCGCTTTGTATGATACGTATCAAGTTAATCATGCACACATAACATTTATTGCTGCGGGTACGCACATAGTGAATAACAGTGTGGTGCTAGCCACAGTGGAAGGATTTACTACACAAACGTCACAATATTATGCAGCCAATGAACGTGCGGTACGAATGTTTATTATTAGAGATAAATCGGCGACCGATTATACCACAGCCCTTAATACCCTAATCGAGGAGGGTAATACAAACGTAGTGTGGCGCTATTGTCCTCAGACTACTAGTGCAAAAATGCCTATTTTAAGGATGAAGTGTTGGCCTGCTGCACTTCATAAGATTTCTAAGTTGGATGATACTTTGAAATCTGCTCAAGGGAGTAATCCTGCGACTCCGACATATTTTATATGTGGAGTTGATTCTCTTCCTGGTTCGAATTCAGATTCAATGCCATTTCAAGCTATAATTACTTATAATGTTACTTTCTCGGATATCATAAAAAATCAAAGTCAGAATTAATCCAATGCTCATGGCCCGCGGCAACAGCACCTAACCCCCGCAGGACCGCTGAAGGCGGGTTGCGGAATAAACACTTAGAT